GTCACGTAGTACATTACTAGTTCTCCATATTAAATTGATCACTCTCGAAATCAAAGCCGAGCACTTCCTTTGGTCTTTGGCTCTTCACCGGCATCGCAAACAATCTTGATACCAATTCAAGTTGGTCCGGTATTTTATGCGTCAGAGGAAGCTCAATTCCAATCATCTTCAACATTCTTTCCATCGAAGGTGAAAATTTTAGCTCTTTCATCTCTATACGCTCGCAACTCTCCAGCACATAGTCTTCCATAAGGTGGTGGAAACTATCGTTCACGCCGCAGTTTGCGTAGGCCAAGCCTACAGCTCGGGCGATTGTGTCCATTTCTGTTTCATCCTGCCTCTCAGGTAAAGCAAAAGCTAGCATCCAATCTTCCATCGTTTTCACTGGCATTCCATTTTCATTTCTGTAGCCAAGAAAATTTATTTCGTCTTTATTATTTGTCACGACAGACTTCTTCATGTTCACGATCAACTGGAGTTCGTCGGCAGCAATGCTGCGAGCTCGATCGAGGTCGAACTCAAACTCCCTTTTCCACATGAGAATAGAATCGTCCCCTTGAAATATTTCAAAGTCAGGCGGTTCCAGGTCCATCTTATTGCAAATGTAGTGGACAATGACTTGATTACAAACACTATCGATCAACTGTGTAAAGCAAGATCCGGACGGCACACCTCCAAGTTTCTGGTACGTGCTTCCATCGGCAAGCCTAACTGGTGTATTGATGAAGTATTCTTCGATCATTCTCCACAATCTTGTCATAAGCGGTGACAGGGGCGAGAAACGCTTCTTCAGAATTTCAAATGAATCTTGAATAATAAATGCAGGCACTGTTTTGTCGTACATCTTCCAATCCAAGCACAAATAAGTTTTGTTTTCCAAAGCTTTAGCGTTAATAAATTTCATACCTCCGTTCATCATCTCGTAACCCCACGCAAGCGGGTGAGGACTACTCAATATCTTCTCCAACAAAGGGTAGAAGAACTTCGCTTCAATCAGAAACATGTCCATGGGATAACCCCACACGGCACGAACCTTCGGTTCTTCCGGAGTACTGATATGCGAACGGGCGAACGCCATACAAGGCGGAAACACATGATGTTCTTTCTTGAAAATCTGTTTCACAGATTTAACTGAAGCATCAAAAGCTTCTCGCTTCGACGTGTACCCTTCCAGGCGATACGGGAGGCCTGGCGAATGAGACCACGGTATGTCAGAAACGGTTCTTAAAGATTCAACAGGCATCGGTGTTACTTTCGGAACTCCTCTGTATGCTTTAGCTGTCGTTTCAACGGCAAGTCTATACGAATCGTTTTGAATTCTCCCAGCGCGGACTCTTTCATATTGCAATAAATCATTTCGAATAGCTTCGAGGTGTATATGCGCGCGTTCTCTTGAGTTGACTAAGGCGTCAATAAGTTCATTATTAACCTTCCTCTTCAAGTAGTAAATGGCATAACCACTCTTTCTCGGAACTCTGTAATTGGCGGGAAAGCCTCTTCCAGATTGCAATTTAAGCATGATTCTCGTCCTAAACAATTCAATAACAGTTATTGTTACTGAAACAATTACGGTACTATTACACGCCAACCTAATGTTACGCTACAAATACCGTAAAGTATTTAGTTATTGAAAATTAAAGCTTAGCATAAG